CAGGCGTTGGTTCATTATTCATATTCATGTAATTTGAATTTATATTATCGTAATAAGTTGGAATGTACTTGTTGCCCATCAATAGAGTTAAACCAACTCCTTGAGTACAAGAAGATCCTCCACCGTGACTACCTCCAGAACCTGATGAATAATCTCCACCTGAACCATCATTATTATCAGATGCACCAATGCAAGGAGAGGGTTTATCACAACATCCCGATTTTATTATTTCTTCCATACCGTCATAGTATGTGTTTGCCGCATTGTATCTGTCTATCTGTTCAAGATCTCGAACTCTTGTCAATCTTTTTTGACAAGCGGCACTAAAAGATTGTATAAGTTTTAAATTACAAGCAATCAATACTGATACAGCGAGCCAAGGAGCCAATCTTGCTAATGATGATGCCAAAGTAGCAAGTAATACTTTAATTTTTGAAAAAAATGTACTAATAAAATCTTTGGCTTTGTTTAAAAATCCTGAAACTCCTGAACTACCATTTTTTAGGTGTTCTTTCATTAGTCTTCCAATTTCTTCTACTTCTTGCTGTACTGCGGCAGAATATACAGTTGGATCGCGAAGTTGTGATCTCGCAATTTCCAATCTTCTTCGTAAGTCATCTATTACTTTAGCCACAGCCCTTCTCTCTGCTGCTGATAGTCTGCGATTTCTATCAAACAACTGCTGTTGAAGTTCGTCAATACTGTCTACGCAATACTCGATTTCATTTTCAAAAGGAATATTATATGCCATAGTTGCATTATATTCTGCTAAAACCCTTCCTTCTAGGACTTTAATTCTTGCAAGAATTGCGGCTGGAAGAGTAGCAGTAATTCCTACTTCTGTTCCAGATTCAAGCATATCTTCAAATGCTTCTGATAATAGATTTACTCCTATAAGTGAACCAAAACAACGAGCCCAATTTAAAAGACAATTAATAAGATCGTCAATAAAGTTTTCGTTTGCTTTATCAATTGAAGATTGTATTGCCTCTAAATTTTTTTCAAACCCACAATAAGCATTTTTAAATTTTTCTTGGCATTCTGAGGATATAGAGTCGCTATTAATACCACTCATCATTTTTGTAATAGAGTCTATACTTTTTCCAACATAATTTGGCAGATTAAACATGTCTATATGGGGATATTCCGCACCTTTAAAGTATACAGTAGACAACAACATTCCACTTTCATAGTTCAATCCTGTGGGAATAGTATTTTGATATAAAAATAATTGAATTCTGCTATTCATTTTTATTCTACTCCTGCAAATACGGTTGTTGGAATTAGTTTCCTGATATCCTCAATAAATCCTTCAATTCCTTGGTAAAGATTTCCTATTAAATCACAAGGACTAACAGTTGGTTCTGGAGGTTGAGTTCCTTTAGGCCAACCACAACCGCATGTATGGGCTTGAATAGGTATGTTTGGAGTATTTGGTTCATTTGAATCTCCCACAATAGTTCTACGATCAGAACACCCTTTCCATGAATTATCAGGATAAAATGTTGGATTCCCTTGTTCGTCTGATGCAATGGTTCCGCATTCGGTGCAATCAGGAGAACCCTTTGCGCCAAACATGGGAGGACAATTATCCTTAAATCCAATTTCTCCAGAAACGGATTCAGTGTTTTTATTGAAATAATTCTGATCTATATTATCGTAATAAGTTGGAATGTACTTGTTGCCCATCAATAGAGTTAAACCAACTCCTTGAGTACAAGAAGATCCTCCACCGTGGCTACCTCCAGAACCTGATGAAGCATCGCCTCCTCCATCAGCATCTCCTGAAGCACCATTGCAATTAATTCCATCTTTATCGCAGCAGCCACCATCTAATAAGTCTTGAAGATCCTGATAATATTCACTAGACGCTCTATATCTGTCAACTGTTTCCAGCGGACGAACCGTTCTTTCCCATCTTTCACATGCTTGTGATATTTTTTGTTTTAGACCTTCTAATCCGGCAAGTAATGATGCTATTGCATAAATTCCAGCAGCAGCAACAAGAACACCTAATGCTATTAACGCTAGTTTTAATCCTGCAATAAACAATCCAATTGCTGCTCCAAGTAAACCAAAAAATTTAAGAAAATCTTTTGCGCTTGGAATATAAATCTGTCCTCTTCTCCAATAATTCTCTCCGCCAAAATATGTATCGCTTTGTCTCGACATTAAAGTTTTAATGAAAAAATTAATAGTGTTTCTAAAATTTGATGTTGGTACTGTTGCAGGGCCGCCGAATAAATTTGGATTATTTCTTACAAGCGATAAAAGTTCAACAGAAATTGCTTTTACTGAATTTTTTATAGAAACAAGTTTGCTTCCAATTGTATTTGCTTGTCTTCTTAAGGATCTTAATAGCATTTCAGAGTCTTCTCCCCAAGCAGAGCCTCCTCTGAGTCGCATTTGCTCTAATCTTCTTATTTCAGTTCTTAGTCTGCTAAATTCAGCATTTAAATTTTGATATTGTTCTTCTTTGGCAGCCAGGTCCGTCATAAGTTGATTGGCTATAGCCAATATTGGATTATCTTCAGGATTTTTCCAACCACCCGATATTGCTATTGCTATCAAGTAATTTGGATCGGTATAAATATCAGAACCGCTTCCTTCAGTTCCTGCAAGTGAATTTATAAAATTTTCATACATTTCTGGAATTGGAAATATATCTCTTAAAGTTCCAATCCAGTCCGTTACTGCATTTATAGAATCATCAACAAATGTATCTCTTGCTTGTCTAATTTTTTCATTTACATCAGCCAATTTTTGTTCATAATTGCAATAAGCATCTTTGAATTTTTTCATACATTCTGAAGATACAGCATCATCAGCCATCATTTTTGTTAAAGAGTCTCTTAAATTACCAACATAACTAGGCAACATAGTTGGTAAATGTGGATATTCTGCTCCCTCGTGATACACTAAAGACCACAACATTCCAGTTTCGTAATTCAACCCTTTTGGATGATTGTTTGTGTATAAAAAGTGCTGAATTCTATTAGATTGCATTTACATTCTCCCCTATTCATTTTATTTAGGATTTAGTGAAAGTTTACCTAGACTGTGTTAATTTTTAAATATTATCCGTTGGCTTCTCGCCATTGTGCAATCGCTGTTTTCATGTCAACACTCTTAACATTTTTAACCATGTATTCCACAGCAACAGGTTGACTAGAAACTCGCACCGTTTCTCGTTCTTTCGTATTCTTGGTGAACAGTTTCAAGGCTACTTTAATTTTATCGCTTGCGTCCGCAGAGAACAAGAATTCTCGTGGATTCACAGGACACCGAATCACCACAGGCACAGCCAAATCGCCTCGTTGTATGCCTAGCGGTTGAGTTTGTTTCAATACCTGTTTGTGCCAATCGCCGCCTGCCTCTTTGTCTATTCCACCAATCTCACCAAGACGGTCTATCCATAATGATATATCACCGATTCGCGTATCAGCAAACAGTTCCGCTTTTGTTCTGCTATACGACCAAGATTGCATGGGATACTGACTTGTGTAACTGCCTTTGCATACCGAATACTCGCCTTCGGTGCGCCACTCACCCATTTTTGCAAGATATGAAATGCCTGTAGCCTTTCCACGATACACAAACCCTGATTCTGGTTTTGTCCAAGATTTACGAGATGAACAATCCAACATGGATTTAAATGTAGGATAGTAGCGATTTTTCAAGTTTACCGACGCTGTGGTTGCTAAATCACCAAAAAAAGCGGACAGATGATTACGCAGATAAGCACAAAAATACATTATATCCTTTGATTCTTTTTCATTTATAAGCGTGTAGATGTGTGCGCCAGTTGAACCAAGATTTATCACAGTTCCTGATGGGCCTATATTTCCACCAAGTGCTCGTAGGAAGTGCATGAAGTCTCCAAATTCAAGTGATGCAATCGCACATATTTGCGCGTTCATATCACCGTTTCTAATGGCAGGCAACAGATTCTTTACAATCCGCTCGGTGCGAGCATTGTTGGTTTCCTCCGAGAATACTTCAAAGTCTTTCATTTGCCTGCTCGCTTCTTTTTGCCTTGACAATGTGCTCGCTGCGAAAAGCCTTTTGGTCGGCTACAATCAATGCTACGCTTATACGATTGCGTCCATTTCTCAGAGATGTGTTGTTTAAAAGACTTCATATCTTCTCTAACACAAACAGTTGTTTGCCTTTACCCATTCCTGATATCGGAATGTTGCTTCGCATCCGATATCCGTTTGCTTCCGCATATCGTTTAATCATAGCCTTATACAGCGTAACACGAGAGTCTGTAGTATACTTGCTTGTAGCAGGATTTAGTTCCTGCTTTTCAGCAGTGAAACTAATGGTATTTGCTTTATCCTTATAGTCTCGCAAGAATCGTTGGAATGCGTCTAATACGGAAGCAAACACACGACCAGCATCGCCTTGTCCTGTTACAGCAACCTTGCCGTTTCGTGAGAATATCACATCCCAACCTCCGTTACCAAGGTCAAAAAACATTATAACCACAAAGGTAGCATCGTTTCTATACACATACTTCACCACATCTCCATTTACAATAGACACCGAGGCAAACGGAAACGGTTGGTCAAACAGTTCGGTGAGATGATGCTTGAATGATTTCATATGCTAACCTTTGCTTCTCGTTTAATTATTGCTTTGATTTTAGGATTAGCCATAAGGTCTTTCACAAACTTTTCATCACCAAGTTGAGAAAATAATCCTTCAAATTGTTTCGTCCACCAAGAGGTTTGTTCTGCTTTAGGAACTCCTTTAGTTCCTCCGTTTCCCAATATCCTGTAGCAAAAGAATTGAATCATAAATCCTATATTCACATACACCTTAACTTTTGTGGGTTTATTGCCTACTCGTATAATTTCCGATTCTCCGAAACCACCAAGCGTTCCGCTTGATTCAGGAGAGAACAAAGTATTTTCACGAGTTAGTTCAATTTCAATTACTACAGGAATGTCTCGGTCGCTGTTAGCAAACGATACTGCAACCTCAAAATCGTTTGTCCAAGATTGGGCTGTATATCGACTTTGATAGATTCCATTTGCCACCAAATAAAGGTATTCGCCCTTAACCACAGTTTCGCCAGTATACTTTAACTTTTTTGCCCACTCTTTTGGTTTGGTTAATCCGCGATATCCTTTGCCAGACCAAGAAGCCCATTTCGCTTTGTTTGGGCACATACCCATCTCAACAATCTTGCCCATGAACCGTTTTGTGTCGCCACTTTGGTCAAACCACAGGTTTAACGCATTCCAATACGCTTTCAGGTCTTTGGATATTTCAAGTCGCTCAATAAACGCTTTAGCGGTAGGCAGTTTAAGCAAATCACAGATAGATGGATTTGCGATTGCTTCTGCAAGATGGTGCTTGAATGATTTCATACAGAGGTTGCACCTCTTTTAATCTTGCCGTGTAGTTGACGAGAGAACAGGTTGGAACGGTAATCAAGAGGTTTGCCGATTACCTTGTTTTGTTGTGCCCAATCTCCACCCGTGACTCTAGACAAAACAAGGTCTCTAATCTCCACAACATCTCCAACACGAAGCGGAGGCAGTTCTTCCTGTCGTTGTCCATTTCCGATAAAGCCCATCAGCATCCACCCCTCACTTGTCTTTATACGAACCCGCCATCTCCAAACTTTAGTTTTATACTTGTAGTTCTTGATGGGTCTTTCGTATACAGCCACAGCACTCACAACAGTTCCGCTAATGTTAAAGCGACTGACGAAATACTCGCCACGAGGTTTTGGAGTTGCATCCTGTTCTGAGAGATGGTGCTTGAATGATTTCATGTGCTAGCGCGGTTATAATCGTCCTCTATACGATAGATGTCGTCTTCAGCAAAAGATTCGCCCAACTGCACTTCCACAAAAATCAAGTTGCCTTTGCCTGTATTTCTGATGCGATGTGCGTCACCAACCGCAATGCTTAAAACATCACCAGAACGCACCGCACGGTCTACGCCATTCAAGGTGAATACTCCTTCACCTTCCACAATTGTCCATCGCTCTTGGCGGTGCTTATGATATTGGTAACTCAATCTTTGACCTGCATGAACAATAATTTGCTTCACCTTCATGTTATGGTCTTCGTATAAAATTGTAAAATTGCCCCAAGGACGCTCTTCAGTATACATGACAACCTCCTATTCGAATATTTAGGAAAAGAAACAACCCTCGGGAATGAGGGTTGTTCGCAGGTAAAACTTTAAATTTTAGTTTACTTCGCTACGATTTCCACCGCAGCGTAACCTTCTTTGCCGGTCGGCATCGGAGTAATCTGTTCAACAGTTCCATTCGCGTTGTCAATCAAGAGCGAGAGCGGCATACCTGTTTCAATGAACGGCCCGCCCTCAAAATCAAACATCTGATAGCCTGCATCACCCCCACCACGAGTGAATCCAGACTTGCCTTCAATCCGATAGGTGTTTGTTGCGATTTCAGTAACTGTTCGGAGGTCGCCGTAACGAGACTTAAACTTTGCTTTAATCATGGTTGATGCATCTTTCTGTTTCTTTCTTGAGGAGTTAGTGGAATATTATATTGTCGCTTGTGTCTAAACCATGAGGGAGAATCACGGTTTAGGGCGGCTTGTTCGATTTTGTCTAATCTATACGCCTCGCGGGTTCGCATCTGCGTTTTCAGTTTACGAAAGTGCAGTTTCTGTATGCCGTAGTTTACACCTACCGCAGTAAGCAGAGAGCAGAAAACGGAAATCAAGACGGCGGAAATCACTCCTCGTCGTTCTCTCGTATTCTGTCTAGTTCATCTTCCACTTCATACAAAGTCGGAACACGATTCAGGTTGCGAAATAGTCGCCATGCAACACACAAAGCACAGGTGTTGTGATAGTCGGGGCATTGTGTGCCCCATTCTGCAATCATTCGTTCAAGCAGACTCATGGGTTTCATTGTCATATTTTGCCTCGGGCCAAGTGCGGTGAATCAACAATCCATCAAACGCATTGCTCCAACTCCATCCCTCACGAATCTCTCCTTGCGTCAAATTCGTTTCAGGATTATTCATTAAATGTTGCCAACGCTCCTCACACATTCCTGTGCCTTGAAATGCATCTGTTTTCATTGATGTGTCCTTCTTCGTCGGGCTGAGATTGCCGAACAAATCAAGATGGCGGCAGACGCAGGTGCAGGAACACTAGCAACTTCAAAAGTTCCCGCAATAGCAACTTGGTCTCCCGCAGACAAACGGAAGTTCCATCGCATTTCAATGCTGTTAATGGTTCCAAGCGAAGGTGACATCGGCTCCAAAACAGGTGTGCCAAAATGATTGTCTGACGAAGCCATTCCACGAGGAAGTGCGGTTAGAAGAAACCCGCCAGTAGGAACAAACGCAGAACGAACTAGCGTGGAATTTGCAAATGCGGTGTAAAGATTACCACCATCGGACTGAAAGATAGCACCATTTCTATTGAAATCAGTAAGCACAATGCTCAACGAGCCACGCATACCTGCTGTAGCAGAATTGATTGAGGTGGGCGCGGATTGAATGATTTCATAACTTTGAGTGCTTGCAGTATTGTTTGTAATAATCTGCGAGAACGAAATCAAAGTGGCTTCAGAGACATTCGTTGCTGCGAGAGCAAACACGGTAGAGGCGAGTAGTGAATTACGCATTGCGAGAGTTCTTTCGTAGAGAAAAAAGGGCGGAACAAATCAAGACGACAATGGACGCTGGTGACGGAATAGGAGGTGGTGGTTCGTAATTGTCAAACGCAAAAGAAGGAGAAAGAGAAACACCCATACACACACCTTCCACACGGTCAAATTCAATAGGAATGCAGAATGCTTGGTCTTGAAACTGATAAGTGGCTACAAGTTCTCCGTTCAGAAACACTCGGTAAATCCAAAGTCCTTCTGCGAATCCGTTGAACACGCTACCATTGAATTCGGCAAGTGGTTGTGTATGTGTAGCACCATTAATACTTGCGGCAAACTCCGTAGTCATGGTGTTCGCAAGTTTCCATTGAGGCAGTTCACAATAAGTTTGGGTGCTGTAGGTTGACCCACCACTATAAGAAATGGAATATGGTTTATTGCCTTCACCATATAACATTGATACAAATGACATGTTATCTCCTTCGGTCAGAAATTGCTTGAGCCCGACGCAGATTCTCTCTGTCATCAGGATTGACCATTACAAGGTCGGGTGCAGTCTTGTGCTGCCAATCCATAAAGCCCTTGTAGGTGCGAACGCTAGAACACTTCACACAAGTTTCTGTGAGTGGAAGTGCTTCCAAACGAATCACGGGAATTTCAATCCCGCACTTGATACACGGGCGCATTGTAACCTCGGGTAAAAGTTTGCTTGATGGTTCGGCACTCAACACGGGCTTCGCCATCTTTGTGCATACGACGCTGCTTCAGAATGCCACGATTCCAACCGAATGGTTTGCAGATATGTGGAGCAAGTCGGCGAATAGCAGCAGACTCACGCTCGGCTTCCATATCAAATCGGTCTAGAACGCGCTTAGGCATACAGTTAATATACCGCAAATTGCCGTTCTGTCAATTCATATATGATATTTTTTTATCAGATATTTTTATAAAATAAAAACGACGAGTTTCCTCGTCGTTTTTACAAATTTAAATTTATGATATTTAATTATTAGGGTATTGCTGCTGGTGGAATATAAACTTGTGATAATCCTATGTTATCGCCAGATCTGATACTGTCAATCGCAGCAGCAATCGAATTAAATGCTGGATTAGCGTTTGGAGAGAATAAAGTTGCTCTAGCATCCATTCCTACTATACCATCACTACCAACAACTTTGCTGTTTCCAAACTGTGTACCCTTCGATGGTTTGATTGTGCAAGTATCATCTTCCACCAAGATACCGCCAATAATTTGTGTGCCTGTGGTTGTTCCTGTGAAACCACCTATGAAGAAGGCATCCATGTCAGGGTTTCTAGTGAAATCTAAAGATGCTCCCTCACGCATTCTTAATGCACCCATGTAAACAGTTGCAGTATTTAAACCGCGAGACGAGTAATACACATTTGCGCCGTGAGCAAGCACATTACCTAACTGAGCATTTCCTAAAAGTTCTAGAGAATAAGAGGTTACTGCTCCTCTCTCTGAATCAGTTCTTGTGCTATCCCAATCTGGTGAGCCGTCTCTAGTGTTTGAATACATTTCTAAAGAAGGAACAAAGGTGTAGAATCCTGTTACTGCTTCTGCTGTAGCAAAAATTGGGCCAGCAGTTCCACCATATTCACCAATTCCAATTAGAGGATTCATTGTAGACCAAGTAAATCCTGACATTCCTTTAGCGTAATTGGTGTTGTAAGTTGATGGATTTGTGTTTGCAAGTATTTTGTTGTTCCAAGGCAAATCTATTTTACCGGCAGCACTTCCGTATGTTGCTTGTCTAGCACCAGAGGTTACTCCACCTGCGAAATATAGAACCCAAGGATGATAACGAGGATCATTATTTTCAGTATCAATAACCAATCCGCCAACTCTTGATTGTGGGCCTACAGATGTGTAATTGTGATAATCGGTTTGAACGCTTCCTGCTGTGCAAGCCTCAAACATCAGAGCCGCATCTCCTTGAGAAATCACAGAACGGAAAGTACCTGTTCTAAACACATAAGAGTGCATAGGATTTCCACGACTTTCAAGTTTAATGTCTGTAACAACCTGATTGCTACCGGCAAGTTTGTCTCCAACCGTGTTAACATCTAAGTTGAAAATTCTGTTTTGTGGTGTTGCGTTATTGCCAGGATAGACAAGCATAGCAGTTCTTGTGCCTATAGAATCCTTTCCTCCTAAACGAACTCGCAAGCCTGCTTTTGCTTCTGCTGGAATTGAAGCATCAGTTCCCGTCCATCCTCCACCAACCCAAGCATTTTCCGCTCTTTCAGTGATGTCTCCTGCAGTGTAACCTTTGAGAGAAATAGCCCATACACTCTTCAAGTAACGAAGAATGTCTCCTGTGATTCCTCCGCCCAAATAAGGGAATGGATATTTGCTATTTTCCGAATTACTGATTGCTTGAATAGAATTTGCTATTCCGCTTGCGTGTGGATTGACTGTTTGAAGGGCTTGGAAGAAGTATGATTCCGAATTCAATCCGGCATTTGCTGCCGCAGTATCAATATTGTCTGAACCGAATATCTTATTTGGCTGTCCAGTAGAAACAGTACTATTAATAAGTCTTAAACTAACTGCATTCGATACCGAATCGGGGCCCCCAACAGCAAGAACATCGGTTGCAATCATCATCATTACACCTCCGCCAGTGACTCCTGCGGTCATACCTACTTCACTATGTCCTGCATGACCAGCAGTTGCTCCCATGAACCAAGTACCAGCAGTATTCCCACTTCCTGTTGGGCCGCTATAACCTCCGTAAAGGAGGGGACTAAAGCAGTGAAGATCTGTTCCAATCTTTACTGTATCGTTGCCTTGTGGTAGTCTGCCGTATGTGGTGGCACGAATAATTCCTTGATTTGTGTTGACTGCCCAGTTATTAATGTTGTTCCAAGAAAACTTTGTTATATTGTTGCCTGTGGAACCGATCCAGTGGAATTCTGCCATTAGAGTTCTCCCTTTGAGAATTGATGCTTAAAAAAGTAAATATTAGTATTATCAAGCATATTTATTACTAATTGTTTTTCGGTCTAATATTATTTTATCGAACTTATTGTTTTTTTGATTATATACAATATAATGTATTTATGATGAACGACGAAGAAATACTCCTACCACCTAAATTTTTAAATGTAGAAAAATTCTGTCTTTGGATAATTAAAAAATCCTTGCAGTCTAGGCGGTGTCCTTCTGCCCGAGCAATGCAAGAAATGGGCACACACAAGTGGTGGATTATGCGTGACTATTCTCACGGTGCTTCCACTCCAGAGACTTATGTGATGTTCATAAACATCAATATTGATAGACCTCAATTATCACAATATAATACGGCTATGATTGGCTGGTCTCCTAAACCATTTAAATGGGGGGTTTGGGAACGATGTTGGAGAACTCTTCATCGTTCTAATTATCCTAAAGCGGGAGATAACTTGCAAGTTATTCCAACAAACACGGCAGGTATTGTAATTAAGCATCTTGCTCCAATTGCACACCCTGCTCAGGTGTCTAGAACTATCTGGCATGTGATGCAGGAAAGGGGTTGGGTACTTGTTGCTCAAGGAGAAACCAGATATGTGGGATAAATACATGAGAGATTCGTTTGTGGACATGTATCATAATTGGAAGAAAGGCACTCATAATATGCAACCCGTTCCTAAAAAAGTATTGCCGCCAAAAGGAGCAGAAACTTGGACAATGGTTTCTCCTGAAACTCCGCAGGCAATTAAACGAATTCTACAATTCGCAAAAGACCCATACACCAATACCATTTACATCAGCAACATAGGTTCAACTTCTGTTGAGATGCAAGTAGATGGCGATAAAATCAGCCTGTATCCGGTTGAAACTACTGGCTCGTTTGTCACAAGCACAGATTTTGCTCGAAAAGTTTGGGCTAATCTTACTGCGGCTGGCTACAAAACCGTTTAAAAGGAGTCTGTATGTCTAGAATTAAAGAATCAAAGGGGCGTTTCGAAGCCCGAGAGAGTGGTGCTGTATTTGAAATTAAGCACGATGAAGATAGCAACCATTTGTGTTTATGGGGTCAGAACTATGTGTATCTTGACCATGACCAAGCAGGCAGGCTTTACGATTGGCTAAAGAAGAATCTTCGTCGCATGACCTCGTATAAGCGGGCAAGAGAAGAAGCATAACTACTTGTTTGAAAGGAATATTAACATGGCAAAGAAAAGTAAAAAGAAGACGGCTTCCAAAAAGGGAGCAAAGAAAATCAAGTTTAACAAGGGCACTCAATACGAAGTGGATTATGTGTGGGTTGAACCTGCAAATACTCTAAAGCAAACCCTTGGCAAAGTTTGGGCGAAAATTTCTGCATTTATTAAAGACGCTTTACCGTAAATGATATCTGTAAAGGGAATGGGTAAACTGTCTCCAAAAGAATGCAGAGAAAAAATTTCTGCTATTCTCGCAAGCATGGCTAACGGTATACTTCGCGGCGACAAATCCGCTGAAGATTACATGCTATCCACATTCTCTAACGAATCCGAACTAAGTGTTTTAACCCGAGCACTAATACAATCGAGAAAACAAAAATGAAAACTTTTTTCAACCACAGCGACCAACTAAGAGAATATGAAAAAGAGATTTCAGAATTTGTTTATCTAACCAAAAACACTCATCATGTTCGTGAATTGGGCAAACTAAACTCTGAGAGCATTTTTTTGTTAGAATCTAAAAATTCAAACGGAACTCTTATAACTTCTGGATGGCAAGGCGACGAACCTGCTGGTTGGAATGCAAGTAAAATTTTATGTCAGCAATTACCGAAAACTTCTTTTATTCCATTTGTGTCGCCAGCATGTTTTTTAACTCGTCAACACAGAAATTACGATGGAAAAAATGTTGACCGTGGTTGGCCTTCAGCAAATACCGATGAAGGAAAAATTTTACAAAATAATATTTCTGATATAGTTAAATTGGGCGAATCCTGTTTTTTGTCTTTGCAAGAAGATGCTAAAAGGTTTGTTTCTTATTTTTATGCCTGGAATAGTTCTATTGAAGTTGAAGAAATGATTCAAAGAAAAATAACAAATCATTTCCCCACATCAAAAGATTCAAAATATCAATCAAAACCAGGAATGTTTTGCGAGTATGCTGTTAATTTGGGCTGCAAAACCGCCATACAAATAGAAACTCCAGCAGACGGCTCTTACACTTTAGCAAAAAGAATAGATTGCCAAGTAGATATCGTTAAATCTATTTTGCAATTGATTTGATTTTATTTTTTTATTTCAATACCAAACATTTTTGCTAATTTTGGAAATCTGTTCGGTTGTTTTTCCACTAGTTTCTTTAAAGTTTCTAATGCAAAAGTTTTAAGAGATTCTGAAGATTTTTTAATCTCTGTTTGTTTATTGTTTTTAATTTCTTCTTTTATTTTTTTCGAAGATGTAAATGTGGGAGGGGACTTGAGAGGTTTTGCAGGTGGTGGCAATTTTCTTCTATCAACCATTCCTGCCGAACCTAGCATTTTTGATACGGCGGGAGTTACTGTAGGCCCACTAACAACAACTGTTCCCTTTTGTTCTAAAATAAAATTGGTAACTGTCTCGTCTAAAGGACTTTCAACGGATATAAATCCCGACGATAATGGTTTTGCTGTGTGTCCCATTTTATTGATTTGTTCACACACAAATTTTGCGGTATTTAAATTGTAAAATTTAAAAATAGATATTTTCATTTTTTCCTCTATACTCCTCTATTTATGTTAAATAGATTTATGAGTATATCTGAACAAGAACTACAAGCCTTGCTTCAAGAATTAGCCAACTACAGGGCTAACATAGCGGCTAGCCTGATGAAAATTCGAGAAATTGAAAACTTCTTGAAGAGCAAACTCGAAGTCAAGCAATCTGACTGAAGTTATTCTTCTTTACGAAGGTGATGTGGCTAGTGAACTTGCTTTCTAGCAGTTCCTTTGGCTTGTGAGAAATCACAAACGCATTTGTTCCGCCACCAATTCCTCGCAGGATTTCAAGGAACGATTCAACAGAAGCATCATCAAGGCTACCGTCTAGCACCTCATCCATAATCAAAAGGTTGGTGTCTAGGCTGTTCTTTAGGCTGGCAATGGTTCGCCAAGCAAACAGAAGGGCTAGGTCAATCTTACGCTTTTCGCCTTCGCTGAATGACGAGTAAGTAAAGATGTCCCGATGTCTGCTCTTGATTGTTTCATTAAACTCTTCGTCCAAGTTGAAAGAAACAAATAACCCCATCTGATTCAGGTAACGATTAATAATTTGATTGATGACTGGAATGTAGTGCTTGATGATTCTGCTCTTGATACCACTATCCTTCAAGAGTGCTGAGGCAATACCGTAATAATATTGGTCATCCACCATCTCTTTGCGAGTGTCTTCAAGTTCACGCAACGCTTCCTGTAGTTTAGCCAACTCTTTCTCGTCGGCATCGCCTTGCACTCGCTTGGTCGTTTCTAGTTCGGTTAGGCGACCCTCAAGTTTCTTGCGATTTGATAAGGTAGCCTGTAGTGATGCGGAAGCCTGCGAACGCTTGGTTTCTAATCCGCGAATCTCGCCTAATACACTGTTGATTTCCGCAAGGCGTTCGTTTGCCTTGGTCATGGAATCTTGTATATCTTCTACGGCTTCACCAATTTCTTTGCTCTTCTTTGTTTTGGTATCCACCACATTAGATTTGAATAGTGGATCAATATGTTGCGAGCAGGTTGGGCACGAATCGTTCTTCTGATAGAACTCAATTTCATTTGTAATAGTTTTAATCTTGCCCTTTAGTTGCCTGTGAATAGCACCAAGGTCATTGATACTTTTGCTTACCGTATCAGAATCGGTAATCTGTTCGTGTCGTTCTGCAATCTGTTTGTCAAGACGAGCAATCGCAGCGATAAGAACTTCTTCATCTTCCGTGCATTTACCGATATCAGCACGGCACTGGTCAGCCGCTACGGTGGAATCCTTGTCCTTGTTTTCAAGATACTTTAGATTCAGCCTAACTTTCTCGCGCTCCACATTTGTGTCTGCTTCGGTAATAGCCAACTCTTCCTTTAGTTTGGAGAGTTTGCCTTTGAGCAGAGTATTCATGGTGGAAAAGATATTGATATCAAGAATGGCTTCCACAACTGCTCGACGCTCGGCTGCGGTTAATCGCATGAACGGAACATAATTTGCAGAGCCTAGAATAACAACCTGACAGAACGCCTTGTAAGACATCTTCAAGACCTGTTCTTCAAACATTTTCTGATAGTCTTTACTCTTTGCGTCTTGGTCTACAAGTTTAGTATTCTTATAGATTTCAAACACAGCAGGCTCAAGTCCGCGACGAATCACATACTTGTCGGGGCCGATTTCCAATTCAAGTTCAACAAGACATGCTTTTTCGTTTACCGAATTTACAAGTTGAGGCTTGTTAATGTTACGATACGGTTTACCAAACAGGGCAAAAGTAAGAGCATCCAAAAGAGTGCTCTTACCTGCCCCGTTTTCGCCTGATATTAGTGTTGTTGTTGCAGCACACAAGTCTACTGTTGTAGCATATTGTCCTGTGGACAGAAAATTAGACCAGCGTATCTGCTTGAATTTAATCATCGTATAAACTTCAATTTAGAGTGATGGTATCACTTGTTCCAAGGCATCTTTGCGGCAACCCACTTCCAAAGTGGAGCACCGATAAGAGCACCAGCAACAAACATCAATACCGACCACCATGCTGTTCCTAGAAATTCGCTCATGTGTGTTTCTCCTTTCCTATTCTATTTAGGTCAAGGAAAATAAGCAAGAAGTGCTTTTCGGATATGCGACGGAATCTTTTTATCCGATTTTGCTTTAAAACTGTTAGGCATTTGTGAAATTATATTTTTAGATTCCATAGGATCTGAAGCCCCAACTCGATATTTCCAAGAACGCCGCTCTCTCATAATCCAATGCATGTAAATGTAACAATTTGCTTGTCGAATATATTTGTCAATATCAACATTCAAATTAAATTTTTTAATCAATTCAACAGTACGGCGTTCTGCATCTCGTTCCATTACCATGACACGACAAAATGCTTTTTGAACTTCTTTTTTATCGTAATTTTTTCCCGTTAACCAGTCAAACACAAGCAAACTTGCTCGATCATCTGCTTGTATGATTTGTTGTGGTGTGTTCAACCATTGCAAAAAATGTGCATATTCGTGTGCTACTGTGGCGATTGGATCTCTAGATTTTTTAGCCACACGAATTTGCATTGGGTAATCTGAAAAATATCCAACAGAACGACAACCATCTCCGCAATTAACTTTTTTTCCTCTACCAAAAAGTAATTCGCCACCATATTCAGATAAATGTTCACGGACATGTTTTAAAAACAGTTTTGAATGTTTGTCCATGTTTTTTCCTTTGAATTAAGGTAAAGTTAGAATGACTTCATCTTGATATCTGAGTTCAACACTTTCTCCAATAATTTTATATGCTTTTTGTTTTTCAACAGAGTTTAAAGACTTTAAGTTTTTAAAATGTTGTATAACAATATTTTCGTTTAGTCCTTTCTTTTTGCAACCACACACATTTGGATCGTACCACAGTTTTGCTTGGTTAATCCAATTTACAAAGTCTCCCTTATTTTCATAAGCATTAACTGTGATGTGCGCGAATCTATCTTCAACTAAACGCCGTTCAATATGTTGTAAAACTTCTAAAGGACTTGATAAGATTTTATTACTCATTTGTGCTCTCCATCCACTCTAATTTATTAATTAAAGCAGATACTCCAAAATATGTAGATAGACCACCCAAATATACCGCCGGAACCCATTCTATGCAAGAGAAAATCGCAGAAAATCCCAAAGAAAGCCATGCGCCCAAACAATACGGGCATGTAACTAATCTTATAAAAAATGAGTCGTGGGTGGTCATCCAAAACATTTTATAAGAAAGTGCATAATTTAAAAGTTTTTCTTTTTTATATTCTTTGATTTTTGTTATTCGTTCGGGTAGAGGTAATACTTTAAAATATTCATAAACCGCTGTTGTTTTAAAAAGAACAAACATTGTTCCGGCTACCCAAGAAATGGCGGCAAAGGTATTCATGGTATAAATCTCCTTTACTATTTAGTTCTAAATTCATTGATTCAGATATTTTTGTATTGCTTCTTGATCGGGAGAATTTTGAAGTATCCATCTGAGAACAATGTTCGATAAAGCCACAGCAGGTTTAAACGGATGGTTTGCATCTTTAACTTTAACATACTGAAATTTTGAAACCACTCTAGGCTTTGGAATTATTTCGCCTCCAGCAACCACCTGTCTTGTGGTTGACGCGCCTTGTGGGGGTTTGAAAAATACGGTATTTTCTTCACCTCCAAGAATCACATACGCATCTCCATTTATTAGATTAGATGGATAGTTATCAAACAAAAAACTCTTCATGGTTTGTGCTGCGCCACCATGTGTTTTAATCAATACGGTTGTTGGAACTGTTCTAGATCTTCCGAGGTTTGCTTGAATTGCAACTTTGTAGTTTGTTAGCACCCAAATTAAGTGCATATCTTCTCGTTTATAACCAACCGAAATTAGACTAGGAAGTAATCGTTCAAAATCTGCTTTTGTTTTGAAAGTTCTGTTAAACAAAATGTTGGGAAGCGTGGTTTTATCTGTTTTATGCATCAAACCAAAAAAGAAACTACTCAATATTTTATCGTCTAGTCCAACTTGATTTCCCAAAAACCTATGAACAAAGTCGGCATCCTCAGGATTTCTTTGGTCTCTACCTCTAAGTTCAGGATACTTGTTTTGGAGTTCGTTCCACTTTAAATACGCTCCTTTTACCGCGTCTGGATCAAGAATTTTGTAGTCTGTGGAGTCTATAAAATTGGCTACAGCAAAATCCTTACCCGAACCTGCACCGCCAGCCAAAAAGACAACTTGACCGTATCGTTTTCCTTGACCTGGTATAATTAGTTTTTCTTCAAGATAGTGTTTAAATGTTTTCACCTTGGTATTTAGGTTTTCATAAATAAACAGGAGGAACGCCTATGTCGTGGGATTACCGAGTATTGCGGAAATACGAACGAGCGGGTGGCAAAACATTCGTTTTTTACGAAATCCATGAGGTTTATTATAACGAGCATGGTAAAGTGGCTTCTATAACCGAAGATGCAGTAGCCCCATACGGCGAGAACATCTCAGAACTAATGATTGAGATGAGCATGTTCTTGGATGCGTTCACCAAGCCTATCCTAGATTTTGAACTGATAGACAAAAAGGGATACGAGGCGGAGATACAAGAATACCTCCGCCCCGAAAACCTTTCTTTAAAAAACCTGCTTGAGTTTGCTCCCGACAAGAATGACTTGAAAAATCTCGAAGTTGAATTGCGTCGAGAAAGAGATCTTGCGGAAGATGTCTACAATGAAGTGTGTGTAGACAAGTCCAAACAAACCGTAATCGACTTTATTGAAGTCTTACGGAAGAAGTGGCGACAAGTTTAATCCGTCACCAACTTAAGTCCTGGCGTAGCAATCTTCTTGCTTGGAGTAACAAGATTGCTGACAAAGCCTGAGCGATACTCTTCGCCCAAATCCTTAAGTGGCTTGAAAGTAAAGAAAGTGGCATCCTTTGGAACGGTAATACCACCCTCAATATCGCCATACATCAACCACGGCAACATGCCGAGGTTGCCCTTACCCGCAGGCACAAGCATGGCAGGCTTGGTGAGCGTGTAAGAGTCTCCGTTATCCACCACCTGTGAGATAACATCCTCACCGCTACGCATTCTAACAATCAAAATCTCAGGTTCCATTGTGTTCTCCTATTAGATGAAAAGTGATTCCATATACAAGTCACGAATAATGCTCTTAAGTTTCACAGGATTCGCAACCTCCAATCCGTCTATCTCTTGATTAATCAGACTTAAAGTATCTTTGCTGACATCCACGGTATCCGATAATTCAGTTTCATTAGTCTTATCTTCCATCACCGTAACGCCGTGGGCTCCTGCCATGTTTAAGTTGTCCATGAATAGGTCAAACATTGCGGGATTACGCTTGCGCTGAACCCGAACACGAACAAAGGTTTCTTTGAATCTAGTCATGTCGGGCATATTTTTAGTGTAGTCAATCGTAGCGTCATCGTAACCGATTTCACCAAAGATGCGAAGTGGATTTTCGATATAACGCATTGAACGATCTTCTGTATCAAACACATGAAATCCCTTCGGCTCATTCAAATCGCCAAAGGTAATCTGATACGGGGTTCCCAAGTAATGAACATTATCCTTGGAGTGTTTGCAGTGAAAGTGTCCGCTATACACTGCTTGAAATCTTTTCAAGGGAGCGGGATCCATGCCGTTTTCAAACTTGGTTCCACGAAGAACCTCAAATCCTGTCAATTCAAGATGCCCCACAACAATTGGTGCGTCTGTTTTGGCAATTAAATCTCGGCTTACTTCTTCGTTGCTGCGATTGATCCAAGGTAGGAGCAAGAACTTGGTTCCGCCAAGTGTGAGTTCCGTTGGATCTTTGTGAACTGTAATGCCTTGCGATTCAAGACCACCAAACAACTCCTCAATGGAATTGATGCTGCTGGTATTACGGAAGTAGGTGTCGTGGTTGCCCAACAAGATGTTCGCACGAATATTCTTTTGAATTAGGCGGTTAATGAATCGCTCTCGGGTTTCGTGGAGTGTGGCGAAGTTTACAAATTTACGCCTATCCATTAGATCGCCAAGATGCAGCACCTCTGTAATACCCTCTTGTTCTAGGTAAGGAAAGAAAACCTCATCCAAAAAACGAAAGAAGTAGTGCAGAAAGATTGGAGAATCGTTTCGTGCCCCGAAGTGGGTATCACACAGCACAGCAATCTTCATACGCCTAAGTATACCTTACTTGATAAAATTGTCAAGTCTATTTTTTTCAATAGTACTAGATTTGCTTTTATCTTTTGTTGTTTTTGTTTTCTTTTTTGTTTTACTTTTAAACTTTTTTTCAAACACACTCATATCTTCTGAGGAGAGTTGCAATATGTCTGCAAAAGGATTATTTTCTGGTTCAAACTTATCTTTTAACCAATTTCTAAATTTTCCTGTAGGATCGCTTTCTTCAAATTTTTTCATCTTAATGTACAAATGCTTTTTTTCTTTTTGTATGCGACGAAGAAACGCATAAAAAATAATTTGAGTGAAAAACGCAAAAGGATTTTTAGATTTAGATGGGTCAAAATTTGTGGTATACATCATGCAATTTTCTACTGCATCTCCTATCATCTCTTCTTTAAAAGGATAATTTGCAAAATTTGGTTTTTTTGCTAAATTTTCTGCAATATCCATAAAGGATTGACCTATGTAATTATTAACTCCTGGTTTTGGCAAATTTTCTCGTTTTGCCTTTTTAACCTCTTTTTTATATTTTATAATTTCTTCTAAAAACTTTTTATTGTCGATATAGTGAGTGTTTTTTGCCATGACGATAAAATCTCCATAAAATATTTTTATTATTGCAAATCAACAAGTTTTCTAGCATAAATCTCAGTGTCCGGTATGAAGAAAAGGACCATTTAAACTCTATAGTACTATAGAAACCTTACTCAGAATCTTCAGGGGTTTCATCATCCTCGTAGTACTCATCTTCATCATACCTGTTTTCTAAATCAGAGTCGTACTGATTTTCAAGTTCAGATTCGTTATCATAATTTTTTGATATATTTTCAAACTCTCTTTGAATTCTGTGCATTTCATTTTTTTCTAATGCATCAAAATATTCATCTATCATTTCTTCTTCTGGATTTGCTGTCAGCATAATCACATCTTCCGATATCTTATAAATTCTATCTTTGCTATATTCCATCCATTCTTGCATGAAGATAGTCATACTTTGTATTCCTTTTTTACTCATAACAGGAAGCATGTTTATCTGCATAGGATTTTCTAAGATATAGTCAGAATTGTCAATAGACAAAGAGCATATAATTGTATCTCCATTCTTTAATCTGACAAGTTTTATCCCTGTTCTATTTTTATTGCTCATTAACAACTCCTAATTTAGTGGAATTTTTATCATTTGATAAGGAAATCCTTCTTCCGAGTATATCTTTACTCGCTCCACAAAATGCTTCAGAGTATGATTTTTTCTAGATTTCCATCTCAAATCATCTGAAATATCATACAATTTTGCTTTTGTTTTCTTTTCACTTTTACGCAATTGTCTACCAATTGACTGTAGAACTCGTATTCTGCTTTTTGATGGCGAAGCAAAAATAATGTTTTTTAGACTACGAATATTTATGCCGGTAGAAAAGGTTCCATACGAGGCTACAATAATTGCATTATCTTCGTTTTCAGTGATATGGCGAACAGACTCACGATAGTCGGCTTCAGTTTCACCGTGAACAAAAAAGACAGGTCTGCCTTTCGCCCTCTTCTGAATTAATTCATGCAGAGGCTTGCCGTGCTTTTCTACAAATTGAAACAGAACTAAAGTATTGCCTTTGGTGCTTAAAGCAAGATTAGTGATAAACTTGTTACGAAGCGTGTTTGTAACCAAGAATTCAAGTTCGTCTTGATACGATGCTTCTCGCATGGTTTGACAAACTTCGGCAGGATAGTTCAAAACAATACAGTCAATGCTGATAGTGGACAGCAGATTACTGTCAATCAGGTCTCGTGTTGTGGTGACTTTCAAGGTTGGGCCAAACAGACCTTCAATAGCGAGTTTATTGGTTTTAGTTCCATCCAAGGTTCCTGTTAAAGCAATACGATACGGACACTTGGTTAGTTTTGTCATTATAGAAGTTAAAGACTGCGCCTTGAATAGATGTGCTTCGTCTCCGATTACTACTTCAAACTGGTCGAAGTAAGCCTTAGGCAATTCGTAGATAGATTGCCATGTGGAGATTACTATCTGTCGTGAGTCCATCTTCTGTTGACCACCAAAGATGGTATGACAGTTTTCTTCCGCATCCCAATCTGTGGTTTTAGAATAGTCTGCAAAATCTGATTTCATCTGTGACACTAGTGATATGGTGGGAACCACAATCAAGATTTTTCGGTCTGGTGGTATGATATTCTGATACCATCTGAGCAGCGAGTAAATGATAAGCGACTTGCCGCTTGCGGTGGGAGACAACAGCAAAGCCCGCTCACGGTTTACGGCAGCACCAATAGCATCTAACTGATGAGGATGCGGGGTAATAGGCTTACCGTTCGCTGCAAGTTTCAGAGTGTCTAGAAATTCGACTATTTGTTCAGGAGTGACTTGTGGTGGCTTTTCCGTAAAGCCTTTATCAAGTTCTAGGGTGTAACCGCGTTCTTTTGCAAACGCAGCCAGATAGTCCAACAAGCCGATATACAGTAATCCGTTGAACGGAGAAAACAATCGAATCTTACCGTCCCAATAACGATTCTTGTAAGCAGGTGTAAATTTTGCGTTAGGCACATCGAAAGTGAAATACTCTTGTATCTCACGAGCCACACCAGGCTCGGCGTAAATGCGAGCATGAACAGTATTAAAGCATGTTGCAGAAATCACAGACATATCCCCTGTATTTAGGGGTGTCTGTAAAGACATTACACAACACCTTGAGTAAACTTTCGCCATTCTATGCTGTTACGAATAACCCAATGACGCTGATTTATAGCCTTTAGCAAGGACTCAAGGTAATCCGTTTTTTCTTTTTGCAAAGCAATTTTAGCCTGTGCTTCATTCAGGTCAGCATCCGCATCCATATACAGGTCGAGGTCTTGACGCATGATACGAATTTGAAAAGGTTCCCAACCTAAAGCAGCCAACTGCTCTTGACTAAGTTTACCTGTCATCCACTCCCACTTGTTCTTACGCAGCACATTGAAATCTGCGTTCATCTTGCTTAAGACCAACCGCTCGTCGTGAAACAGGTTCAGATACTTGTTATGCAACTGTGGAATTCTAGCGGACTCATCGCCAAGTTCAGTCTTGTCGATAGGAATATCTCGTTCCACCATTTCACGAATTTGTTCTAGACGCATGCAGTAAGTTTAGCAGAAATTTCACAGAAGTCAAATTATAAATCTTCAATAATGTAATCGTTTAGAGTAAATTTTGCTGTTGCTATCAAAGGTTTATTTTCCGTGTCAGAGTAGTTAAATTCAAGACCTGACAGTTCTGTAGGAAAAACTCCCTGCATAACTATTCTTTTATATGGGTTTTTTTTGTTAGTGAAGTAGATTAAAACTGCCTCCTCCCATATATCTTTTACCGGCTTTACTTCGGAAAAATCTTTATAGGGTGTGGCTTCTCTCAACCATTTTAATATTTCATAGTAATTTCTCATAGTTTCATTAACTAAAAAAGTTACAGTGAAATAGGTTATTCTTGCAGTAGAATTTGGTAATTTGATGTTTGGGCCTAAAGTCGAAGGAATATCTATAGGTTCAGAACCAACTTCATTTAAAGCAACAGTTTGAACAAAGTAAGAAAATGTTGGAATTTTTTTTATCCCAAAACGAAAGTTTTGAGGTATGCCCAAATTAGTATTGTCTGATGGACGATTGATTCCTCCAAGAGGTCTTTCGGGTATTCCATAATCATTTTCACTCATCGAAAAACTCCATATTATAATATGTGAAAGATAGCGTAGCAGTTGAAATCATGTTTGTTGCTTCAGTATCTGCGCTGTTTAAAGTTATACCAGAAAGTTTGCTCGGAAATAAGCCACGAAATGTTATTCTGAATTTAGGATTCTTTTTTGCAGATAAAACCAATAATTGGCCTTCTTCACTCATCCAATTTCTATAACTTAATGCAGTGTCTTTATCTGTGAAAGTGGTCATTTTTCTAAACCATTCCTGTAGTTCACTATAATTTTTCAGTTTTTCATCCACCAAATAAGTAAATGATAATTCCCCATGAATAACCTCACTTCCTGGTACTTTTAATGATATGCCTCTGCCTCGTTTATATACTAGTTCATTACATGTCATACCTGGAATACTAACACTTGTGCAAAAGTAAACAGCATTTGGAACTTTGGGTAAAAAGAATACAAAGTTTGTTGTGTACGCCAAATTTGTGTTTGACGGCTGACTGTTTGCTGCGCCAGTGGCTATGTAATTTGGTATACCGTAATCGTTTATTGTCATACTAGTATTTAGAAATGAAAAAACGGCTCTTAAGAGCCGCCTTTTCTTGATTTAAATTACCCATATAAATCAGGGTAGAGGCAATTCTGTAACATCATCAGGTCTTGTTACAAACTTATTTGAACTAGAAATTATGTTGTTTAGAGTGTCTACAATAAAGTTCTCTGTCGATACCGCAGTGTTAATGTTCTTGTTGAACATGGCAACCCCTTCACTCATTCTTATTGTGCTGGTATCATCACCGTAAATACCTCCTAGTATTTGAGTTGTTGCTCCAATTGCGGGCAACAGTCCAAAAGACCAAGAATTTATATTGGGGGCTTCATTCAACAGCAATTCTGAATTATTGTTCATTCTTAATGTGCCAATATCTATAGAACTGATTTGGGCTTCTTTCCAAGCACTAATTTTTGTTTTTATAACTTTAGCATCAGCGACAACAGCACTTCCCATGAATAAAATGTTTGTTGGAGTCGTTGTTGCGTTTGGATATTGATTTACAATTTCTAGTCTAGAAATTCTTGAAGAACCCGTATAGCCAAACGCGGTTAATCCAGATATGTTCAAAAAGTTTCCTATGGTCACATTTAGCGAATCGCTAGTTACACCCAAAGCGTTAGATAAAATCTGAGGAAGAGTGTTTATGGTAACTTTACCGTATTCTGCACCTGTTGGGCCGCCAGTTAAACTATAACCCAAAGCAGCAAGAGATTTATCTGAAACTTCTCCTAAAATACTTATAGGATAATTATCTAATCCGACATTTGATGTTGTTGGTTTATGAACATACACGGTATTAATATTAATTTTACCTACAGTAGAATTGTTGTCTACAACAAGGTTTGTAAGATTGTTACCCAAATACGAGCCTACCGTGCATCCAACACCATTCCAACCAAAATTTACTTCAGGATAGCCATAAAGACCGTAAGATAACGATGTATCATTGTAATCTTGGCGTATTCTAGAAACATCAACAACATTTCGAACGAAAGAATCACTTGGTCTAGATTCATTTATGAATTGATTTAAAAATCCTGTTAGGAAAATTTTCGATCTGGTTGTTGACCCGCCATTCCATGAATTGCCAGTTAAAGAAGAACCTTTGATAAACAGTCCAACAGGATTTCCAAGACCGTCTACAGCCTTTACAGAATTCAAAAATATTGTTTTATTGTTTGCTCTTGAAGATTCTTCTTTAAATACTCGTGACTTAACCTTCAATGATTGATAATGTGGATTGGTCGAATAGTTACCAAAAGTAACACCATATGCTGCACTAGCACCAGTAATTGAACTAGAGGTTACACCCATAGAATATAATGAGTTAAGACCACCACCAACAACATTAAACGGATACTTTTGTTCATATCCGTATTCCCATTTAATATTCAGTTCTAATAGCGTATTGTTTGTAGTTGTTCCTGCATCAAAGGTTAAGCCAGTTGAATTTGCATAACCTCCAGTTGTGCTGCTGCCAGAAAATCCTCCGTATAATAGAGGAGCATTTGCTGTTGGGCCGAAAGACAAACCACCAACAAAAACTATATCGTTAGTCCCATTAATAGCACCAGGAACTCTTGAAGAAGTTACCCATTCACCACCATTTAATGCGTTCCAAGTTTTCCAGTTGCTTGGATGATTCCAGTCGTAAGAATCTTTACTAGATCCAGATGTTACACTTGTTCCCAAGCCACCAACCCACCAGAATTGGTTTGCATATGAAGAAAAATTAAATTCTACGCTGCTAAGTTTCGGTGCATTTAATGGATTGTTAGGCATTTTACCCCTCTTTAAAGATGCGAATTAACAACTTACTGTAGCATATTTAGGAAAATTGAAAAGTGTATTAAAAGAACAACCCCCTCTTTCAAGGGGGTTGTCCGAGTAGAGAGACTTCTGAAGAATCAGAAGAGGTTTGTTACCTTGACGATACGATAGTACATGTTGCGACGAACTGTGTCGTCCAAAGTACTGGTCACATTGCCACTCGAATTTAGAACGAATGGGTTGTGAATCATTCCGTAACGAGTCTTGAAGCCAATCTTTGGCTGGAATGAGTTCTCACCAACTGCACGAACCATTTGTAGCGGAACATATGGGCAGTAGAAGAGACCAGCATCGTATGGGCTCGAACCCTTATAGCCAACGCAGAAGAACTCGTGAGTTGCTGTCTGTGAAGCGTATGGGTCGATGTAGACGCGGAGACGACCGTTGAGAACACCAGCGAAGGTGTTGCCTGTATCGTCAACATTGAGGTTGGTTGAGAGGGCTGGAGCGTAGTCAAGAACGCCTGCCATGCTTAGAGCACTTGCCACATCTGCCGAGCAGAGAACGAAGTTGCCCTTACCACGACGGGTTTCCTTGGCAATTTGATTGCACTCGCGCTCCATTTGGAAGAGCAGACCCTTGAACTTCTCGACCGACCAACGACCGTTTGAGTCAACATTCAAGTCGAACACGCCTGTGGTCTGAGTTAGACCAGCGCGAGCACCCAACTTGGCTGACACATAGATGCGACGAACGACTTCGCGGTTAATTTCAGCAAGAATTTCACTCGACAAGATGTTGGCGAGTTCGGTTTCAGCGTCAAGACCGTGAATTGCCTTCAAGTCTTGTGCCAATTCCATTGTGTATTCTGCCTTCAACGCACGGGTCTGAGCAGTCACAGTGGTCTTCTCGATTGAGAATGCCATTTGTGCAAACTGTGAGCCTGCGGCTTGTGAGCCGTTTGGATAACCAAGCGATTCGCCAGTGTTTGTGCTCATTGCTGTGCCCAAGAATGGATCGCCGTTGGTGTCTAGACCAAAGTTGCCTGCGGTGAAACCAGCACCGACACCGTTATAGAACGGATCAGTATCGGTTGCTGTTACGCCACCGAAGTTAGCGGTTTGACCTAAACCTACGCCAGTTAGACCGGTAGCAGCCTTACCTGAGAAGCGGCTGTTGGCTTCTTGGAAGAGTGCTTCATTGCCGAACTGATCGTTGTAACGACTGCGTAGAGCAAAGATAAGACCAGTTGGGCCACTCATTGGCTGAACGCCGCATACATCGTATGCGATTAGGTTTGGCATAGCGCGGCGAACTAGCGAAATGAGAATTGGGTCCCACTTAGCAATATTGCCGTTTGCATTGCCTGGAAGATCGGCTGAACTGTTGGCTGGGCCATCTTCGCGTAGATATTGTTGCTGATTCTCTAGAAGAATCGTGGTTACTGCTTTGCGATATGGATCAGAGATGTCAGGAAGTTCTGAGTGCTCAAGCACTGGCTTCCACTTACTCTGTAAGGCTTCTGAAATAGTAAGTTCCATTGGTTTTATACTCCTGTGGTAGTTTAAAGGTTAAAGTTATTTATAAATTAGTTTTTCTTGCTTTGTGCCTTGTTACGGCTTAGGCGAGACAACATTTGTGAATATGCTTCCATCGACTCACTCAAAATTTCTTCGTGATTTGTTGGAGCATTTTCTGCATCCGTTATGTCATCTTTCGTTTCTTCTTGAAGGAATGACTTTCCAGAATTTCCAAAGTAAGATTCGCGGATAGTTTCTAGTTTCGAGCGGAATTCTGTGTTGTTATCGAAGCCAACACCTTCTGCTAACTTTAAGAAACGATCTTTGTCTGTATCAACAAGACCCTCACTCATGCTTGCAACTAGTTCTTTTCTTTCTAGTTCAGCAATTTTCGTTTTTAGTTCTAGACTCTTATTGATTTCTTCATTCAATGAAGCGGTTAGGACTTCAACCTTTTCTGCCATTTCGTCTAGCAAATCAGTCTTGCCCTGTGGAACTTCAATGTTGTGCTGCAAGAAGAGACCGCGAAGACCTTCAATAAATTCTTCAGCGATTTCGGTCCGTAGACCCTTCTCCACAGCGAGTTTGTTTTCTTCCATCCATTCCTCTACAACATATGAGAGGTAAGAGTCGAGTTGCTGAGTGAGTTCAGTCTTCATCGTTTCGGTTTGTTCGATGAGACGATTCTCGTATTCCGCTTTCATTTCGGCTTCGATTGCTTGAACGCGCTCATTGAGAGCAGTTTCAAAAATGGTAGAGGCCTTAGTCTTGAAGTTTTCACTTAGTTCTTCTCCATTGAACATAGCGTCCATATGAACTTGAACAGATTCAACTTTACCCGAACGCTTTCCATCAACATTTTTCATTTGCTTATCACCAGAAGCAGCCGTGTCTGTAGCAACAGGTTCAGGAACAACAGCACCCTTGCCAGTTCCATCCTTGTAAAGACCAGCATACTTTGAAGAACCAGCAGCAGTAGGAGCAGACTTCAAGTTAGTCTTGTCGCCTTTGGCTTGCTTTGCGGCAACATTTGCCTTCAAAGTAGCAGCCGAATCCTCTTCGATGGTGTCTTCATCTGTTACAACTACTTCTTCCGAAGCAGTTTCTTCGGCTTCGGTTGCGGTTTCCTCTTCTTCGAGGATTTCTTCTACTTCTTCGTTCTTAAATGAGTCCATGAACTCGCTCCTTGTGAATTTATGAAGGTGTCAAACTTTATTTATATTATCAGAGATTTCGTAAAAACTTTTCGAATGCTTTCATTTTTGCTTCTTCTAGTTTACGAGAAGAGGCGTTTTGAATGTTCTTTTTAATTTCTTCTAGGTCTTTTTCTACCAGTCTACCACTTTCCCAAATCCATTCCTTGCCTTCCATTATGCCTCTCACAAAGGCTTCTGGAGCGGAAGGGTCGGCTACAATATCCGCAGCCGTGGCTAACTGATAATCGTCTTTCACATAGTTTACGCCGTTCTTTTCTTCCAAAGAACCGATACCACGGCTTGAAACGCCTAGTTTTGCACCCTCATCAATCAAATTTTTAACAATTTTACCGTATGGGGTATCCATGATTTTGGCTCTACCGATGAAGTTCTTCTTATCGGAGTAAAGGTCAGTAATCATATGTGAGACACGCTCTAGGTTGATGGTTGGGCCCTCGGGGTGTCCCAATTCACCGAACGCTCTCTTTTGCTTTACAAAACTGTTGTTATACTCATTAACCTTCTTGTTCATCATTTCAAAGGTATAGACACGACCGTTGCGATTCTTTTGGTCGCACATCAGGAAGATACCTTCAATAAAGTAGTTTTTTTTACCCGGTTCGTTCTCTTCAGTTAGAACTTGAATTTCCTCGTTAATGTCGCAGAATAGTTTCATTTATGGTTTCTCCCTTTAAATTTGATTAGACATGACGAGTCACAAATTCCATAACGATTGAAGCGGTAGCACCACTACTTAAACGATTCGTGATGGTTGCCATACCTGTTGATCCTGTTGATAAATTTTGTATTGTGAATCTTTCGAAGTTGGCATCAACAACACTAGCAAAAGGAACTTGAAATGCTTGGTGTGGAGCGGATCCAGCAAACGCAATTTCAACAGTTCCTCCATTACCACCAGCAGAACCTATAACTCTAGACAGACAAGCAGAAGTAAAGGTCAATCCTTTGGTGGCAAATTCTCCGGTAAATTCCGTAATGTTCGAACAAAAGGCTGAAGGCCCAATATCAAAATTGACATTTCCGCCTCCTCCATCCGAGGAATACGCCACCACACAACGGTTTTTACTCTTTACAAGATAGTCTAATCTAGCAGTCATTAGTTCTTCTCCTTACAGAAGGAGATTACTCCTTCAAATGTTTTTTTGCTTTCTATTAACATTAATCTAAAAGATTGTTGACTGACTTCGTTTAATTCGTCGTGAACATCTACAAATTTTTTTGCAATTGTTGGTGTTAGCCTAACTATTGTTCCATCCATCAGTTCTAAAGTTTTTCCTTTATTTTCAGAAATACAACCATTCACACATTCAATTATTTTGTGTGTTATTTTATCTGAAATTTTTTCAGTTTGTTTCATTAACCTTTCCAATTAGATTTAATGTAGTTAAAAAATTGTTTCTTTTTATCTCCGCTCAATTCTGTTGGTGAAGACACTCCATATTTTTTCAATGTGCTATTAAAAAATTTTCTGTATTTTGCTTGATCTTCTTCCAACTCATTTTCATTCATAATATATTTTCCATTTTTCATGGCTATAGCATTTAGAAGTTTTTTATTACTCATACTTAAAGTCATCGAACCAGATGAAATATTTTCAGTTTTATTGGTTTTGGTTAGTCTAGCGTTTTCTAAACGAGCAACGGTGTTTTTAAACACCCTTGTTCGGGCATCTATTTCCACTTTTTCATCAATTTTATTTGATTGATTATTAAACTCTTCCTTTGTTGTTTCTTCAAAAGCCAATGAATCAACATAAGACCTTGCTGCTTTTAAAGCAGATTCGGGACCAGGAAAAAATTCCCATCGGTTTCCATCAACATAAACACGAACAGGTTTAGATAGACCAAGACCAACTTGTTTAATTGTTATTTTGTGTCCTTTATGCTCCATTTCTTTCATAAAGAATTCTTTTTCAAAGTTAGGGTCAAGAGAAATATCGTCATCCTTTGCAGTCACGGTTCCTGCTGAACCTTTAACTCCGAATGCGGTTTCGATTTCGTCTCTTAACCCGTCTTCTAAAGGGTCGGGTACTTCTGCACCTCCAGCATTACTTCTTTCTGAACCAGGAATTCCTACTTTTGCTCCAGTTGTTGGAGCGGACGGAGCAAGAACATTTGCTTCAGTTACAGCAGTTTCTACTGGTTCGGAAGAAACTTCAGATTCTGATGAAATGCTTTCATTATCAGATTCTGTTTCTGTTGTGTTTATAGTTTTTGAAATTGATTCTTTTTTGGTGTTGATTGCCGAGTAAAGGCGATTAGCCAATTCGGAAGCAATCAACTCTTTAAAATCAACTGCATTTTTTTCTTTTGTGGCTTCTATTGCTTTTTGAAGATTTTCCATTTAGTTGCTCCGTTATTGTAGACCGTAAACGCTATTGTCTGGTGCATATAGACCACCATTGCGTTCTATTTGAATTTGTTTATCCATTTCTTTAATTTGTGCTTCGCTCATGTTCAAAACTTGAGTTCTTATCCAATAGTGAGAATAGTACTTACCTATGTATTTCTCAACTTGAGTCAGTTCTTCGTACATGCCCTTTCGGAGTTCTTGATTTTTTAATTCTACGAAATGGCTATCTTTAAGGAAATCAAAAAATATACATTCTTTTAATCCTGCCCAATCGTCAGGTTTAATTACATTTTTCATTAAAAGTTGCTTACGCAACAAATCATAAAACAATTCGCTGAACTTATTACGCAATCTAATTACAAATTTGTTGAATTTAAGTTCATCTCGACTTATTTCTGCTGCTCTACCTAGTTGGAAGCCTTTATCTTGCTCTAAACGAGATACCGGAACATTTAAAGCCTTATACAGTTTCTTTTGAAAGTACACAACATCTTGTAATTCGCCAAGGTTTTGTGCCCCGCTGAGTGTACTAATTTCAGTACCCTTACTACCTTCACGACGAGGTAGCCAGTAGTCTTCCAACATGCTCATAAACTTGCGGTCAT